CCTAACGGCTGGCTACTCGATCCCAACCACTACCGATCAAACGAACTGGGGAACAGCATACACTAACAGGATCACTGCCTTAACGGTTACTGGTTCATCAGGCGCAGCAACTTTAACCAGCAACACCTTGAACATTCCCACCTACACCCTAGCTGGTTTAGGTGGTATCAAACTTACCGACCTGAGTTCTACAGCAACAGGTTTGACCTACACAAATACCACAGGGATTATTAGTTTAACATCAGGCTATTCGATCCCAACGACTACTAAGCAAACGCAATGGGATACAGCTTACAGCAGTTATCTTCAATGGGATGGTGGGTCAACAAACCTTGTAGCAGCTACGGCACGAACATCATTAGGTCTAGTTATCGGTACTAATGTACAAGCATCATCCACATCTTTAACCTCTTTAGCTGGGTTAACCTATGCTTCTGCAAGCTTTGTAAAGATGACTGCTGCAGGCACCTTTGGTTTAGATACATCAACCTACTTAACAGCTAATCAATCCATCACATTGTCAGGCGATGTCACAGGGTCTGGTACTACAGCGATCACCACCACCTTAGCAACTGTGGGTGTAGCTAAGGGTGGCACAGGACTAACCACCCTAACGGCAAATAATGTCATCCTTGGTAACGGCACTAGCACCCCAAGCTTTGTTGCGCCTGGTACATCTGGCAACCTACTTACGAGCAATGGAACGACTTGGCAAAGCACTACCCCAGCCACTTCTTCCTCCATGCCAACTGGCGCACTCATGCCCTATGCAGGGGCCAGCGCACCTACTGGGTATCTTCTTTGTGATGGCAGTAGCGTTTCCAGTTCTAGCTACCTAGCACTCCATGCAGTGATATCTAACACCTATGGTGGCACAGCTTACACAGGTGCAGGGGCACTTAGTTTCAATCTTCCTGATCTCAGGGGCCGACTCCCGATGGGTGCTGGAACTGGTTTAGGGCAGAACGCAGCAGGCACAGGCGCACCGAGTGGAACGGCACAAACAGCAAGAACTAGGGGCCAGTGGTTAGGTGAAGAAACGCATCTTTTAACAACGGCAGAGTTGGCATCACATACACACGATAACACAGTAGGTTCATCTGCAGGCGGGAGTAATTCGATTACAGGGCCGATGTCTGCTAATGAAAACCATAGTCATTACCTAGATATGAGCAGTTATAATGGCAGTGGAAATTACACCGCAGTAGGTTTAAATGGTCCTCAGTATCCATCAAATGGCCAAACCAAAACTACCAACTTGGCGCACACACACAACATTGGCATTAACAATGTGTCAGCAGGTGGTAATAGCCGACACGCTATTATTCCTCCTGTTGTAGTTATGAACTACATCATTAAAACCTAGGGACAAATCATGGAAATACTTATTAGCGAATACACCAGCAGCGACAGCACCACCACAGGCTTCAATGTCACCTTCATCAATCGCACCAAAAAGAAAACGATTAATGATGCAGATTTCTTTCCTGAAGGCAGTGAAGTGGATTTGAAAATTAAACAGCTTAAGAAATTACTAAAACAACACTTTGATGCACAGGTGTAACATGGAATTTATTTGGAAATGGATTCTTACTATTCTGACATGGCCTTTTATAGCTGGATTTTTTTTCCTTGTGGTAATTGATCAGAAAATAAAACAGTGGAAACGGAAATAAATTATGAACCTAATACTAATTTCTTTTTTTTTAGTAGTTGGTCAGCAGGTAACCCTGCCTCAGGAAATCCATGGGCAACCAGGGCAATTCATTTCCATACCCAGTGTCACCGATTGCAAGAGTGTTCAATGGGTGGTCCTTGATCAGGGGCTAAACCTGTTTCCTGTGGAGTTATTACGAGACAGCACTACCGCAGTGGTATCTGCAAATGCTCCTGGTAAGTATCGAGTCTTGGCCTATGCAGCAAAAGGGGATCAGGCATCCAAGCCAGCCCTGACCACAGTCTTAATTGGTAATCCACCTGAACCAACACCAGCACCGGATGAAACCACTTCTAAACTAACCCGAGAATTAAAGTCACTTTATGTGTCATTGGGTGAGGATGATAAGCAGGGAAAGGTAAAGAAATTAAGCGATCTTTATTTAAGCTTTGCAAACACTGTGAAGGGTGAGGAAGTTACCACAGCGGGTGAACTGTTAGGCATTTGCAAAGAGGCAGTAGCAAGGGTGCTTAGCCCTTCAGATTTGCGGGAAATTAGAGTCCGGATACAATCAGAGTTATCAGGTTTCCCGACTGATCCAGATGAAAAGCTGGATGACAAAATAAAAAAAATGATAAGTGGGAAATTTATGGAAATATCTAAGGCACTGGAACGAATAACTAAATGACCGGACCAACCAATCTAGGATGGATTCCACCCAGTGAACGCACATCAGAACAGATAGAACTGGATTCCCAAATCCAATCTCGATGGGAACCATTCAAAATTAGGGGCAAATATAAAGAACCTACCTCAGCCCTTCTCTATCGCTTTATTCATGATCATAAACCCTTCTACCAGATGACAGGAAGTTGTGTAGGTAATGGCCTAGGGATGGCTTTGTGGTGCCTTGAATCCATAGAGGTAAACCAACTCGGCCAGCTTGAAAATCCAGTCTGCCCTTTCTGGTTACTTCCTTACGGGAAATCGCGCGAACTTGCTGGCATGAGTGGTAGAGGTGAAGGTAGTTTCGGCAGTGCTGCCATAGAAGCCTTAATGAAATTTGGCACCCTGCCTTCCGATGATCCATCTGTACCCAAACCCAAACTGGTTGATGGGGCATGGACATGGGGAGAAGCTGCGGAAATGCAGTGGTCAGATGGCGCAGCAATCAAACCCGCATTCCTATTACAGTCTAAAAAATACACCCTGCAAACATCCGCACGAATCAAGTCATGGCAAGAAGCCAAGGCAGCTTTAATCAATGGCTATCCCTTAACCTGTGCATCAAATTGGGGTGGGGAAATGAACCCACCGATTAAAGGCACACCTGCAGTAATTCTAAATAGGAGGGTGACCCAGTGGGGTCATCAGATGTGCTGCCTAGGTTGGGTGGATCATCCCGAACTTAACGACATTTTCTGGGTCCAAAATTCATGGGGTGTGTGTCATGGCAAAAGCCCAGGACATTACCATGAACCAGAGGGTGGTTTCTGGATTCAGGCTAAGGACATGGATTGGATTTGCAAAGACGGTGAGGTGTTCTCATTGTCAAACTTTGAGGGTTTCCCAGTACAGAAACTCGATTGGTTAATTTAACAGGAGTAAGTATGTATTTTATCGTAGCAGCAATCTTGGCAGTAGCACCAGTGGATTCTTCCTGTGAAGAATGCAAACGATTCAGCCAATCATGTGTGTCAGGTGCAGCCGTTAATAGCTCCACTACCAAAGTAATTACCCGAGACCGATTTAGAATTAAAGGCAGATTTAAAAGGGGGGGATGCTGTGTATAGTTTTGACTGGCTAACTATCATTGATCGATTAGGGCTACCATGTGTGGCCCTTATAGCAATTGGTTATGGACTACATAATAGTGCTAGATGGCTTGGCACAAATATCCTAATGCCGATCCATCAAAGGCACTTGATATTCTTAGACCGATTAGAGGCTGGGATATCTCGAATCGTAGACACCCAACACGATCAAAGCAGTCAGATCATTCATCTAACACAAAAAATTTCAGACCACTTAGAAGCACAGGAGAAGAAAAACTAATGTTACTGCCATTCCCACAAGACCTACCTATTGAAGGTGTAGGAATATTAATCGACAGACTCAGGGGCAAACCCATTCCCTTGACCACTGCGCTCAATGCAGCATGGAACCTTGCAGGCTATGCTGCCACCCAAGTACCCTTGAATCAACCAGTCACAGAAGTAAACCACACCTACCCAGTATCAGATGCTGAGGTTATCACCTTGTTAGAAATGATTAAAGGTGAGTATCAAAACCCACCTGAAGGTTCACCCATCAAGTTTGCAGTTATCCCCTGGGGTATAGTGTTGAAAGTCTTGATTAAATTTCTGATAAATGCTGCATTCTAGGCAGCCAGATCGATTATGTTTTGGAATCCCTAGGTCATCTAAATGGCCTGGGGTCCGCACCCAGTTTTTAAAGTTGAATCCCTTCTGCGCTGCATGTGGTAGCACCGAAAAATTAGAGGTGCATCATGTCACACCATACCATACACCTGCAGGCAAATCCCTAGAACTAGACTTTGAAAATCTAATTACCCTCTGCATGGGAAGTGGTCGCTGTCACTTTGTTCATGGCCACCTGCTAAACTGGCGCTCTCATAACAGAGATGTTAGGATGGATTCTGTGAGGTATTATCGAAAAATTGAAACACGACCTTAGGATGGATCCGCAATAGGATCCCCTATGCCTACAGTCCGGCTGATTGAATGTTTATTATGCGGACAAACGAAACCCCACAAATCTAGAAACCTCTGCTTAGCCTGTTATCAAAGGCCAGAATCCGACCCATTAAAGATCGAAACCAGACACAGGGTAGAAAGAAATACCAACGCATTTCTAGAACCTGTTGGGTTACCAGATATGCCCACTCAGTTTCTACCAGGATCAGAAGAAAAGATGGCAGTGATGGCGCAGAGGCTAGAAGATCTTAGGGAAATTCATCATCCAGACGATGCAGTGGTAACACCAGATTGTTATTTTAAATCAGATGGAAGCATGAAGAAAAGAAAAGGTGTGTTATCAAATAATTGGGCACCTAGACGAATTACCCTTGACATCGATGAGGATGATCTACTAGACTTCTAATTATCTAGTACAAAGTCGCTTGGTTTGGGACCAAGAAGTCGCAGGTTCGAATCCTGTCTCCCCGACTGATATAAGTGGTTTGTCCTAGATAAGGTTTTTAATTGCCCTTACTAGGATGGAACCCTATGAAAAGTTTAGTAACCATTTCGTTTCGTAATTTTCTGGACTACCTCCAGACCTATCTACAAAACTCCACCGAACTAACCACACATCGCTGTGCCCAGGCTAAGTTCATGGAGTGTGTCAGTTTACCCGATCCCAAGAAATTAGCTGTATCCCACCTAAGAAAATTTAGGGATCACATGATTGCTCAGGGGTTGGCCCGCAAGACCATCAGGGAATACCTGCACCGAATTATTAGGTGGGTAGGTTTCTGCTGGGAGCAGGGCAAGGTTTCTCAGGCAACCTACTTGGCTTGCAAGTCTATGTGGATGCCTAACCCTAGGCAGGGTAGATCCCCAGTCAGGACTAAATCTGTTACATGGATACAAATTGCAGAACTCCTACCACATTTACCTACATATCTTTCTAACCTAATTCAGCTGCACTGGCTGACAGCTGCTAGGCCATGCGAGATAGTGCAGATCAATTCCAACAACTTTTCCAAAGTTAAGCCTGACCTCTGGATCTGGACTTTACCTGACCATAAGGGTGCTTGGAGGGGTCAGGATCGGCAGTTATACCTAGGTTCTGATGCCATTAGGATTGTTCAGCAGATTGAACCATGCCCTAAAGGATTCCTGTTTCCCAGTAAAAAAAATCTTGAAGGATTTTTGACACGGCTAACCTACCAACGGCAAGTGAAAAAATGTACCCTACATTTAATTAAGAATGGAATCCTAACGAACCCGCCTGAATGGACTATTAGGGGCATTCGCTCTGGCCGAGCCAGACACATGCAGACAATGCATGGTCTAGAGGCTGCACGAATATTGCTGGGTCATACTGATCAGCGGATGACCAGTCACTATGCGGGAACACCGATTCCCAATGGTGACTTTATTGGTGGCCTTAATCATGACATTCAAAACTAACACTTTAGACAACACTATTTAGAAAGGATTCTAACCATGAATAATAATCAAGACGATGCGAAACATTTCAAACTAGTTCAGGATGAACCCTCAGGGCAGGATGCCCTACCTTCCAAAAAGAAAAATAAAAGACCAAAGCACTGGCGGTTTTTTACCGAGCTTGAATTGTTGGTGATTAGGTCTGTTAAAAAAGAAATCATATCAGCACAGCAAATAGCCAACCTCCTTCAGCTAGATAACAGCAGTAGCTTTCGGGCATGTCTCAGCAACATGGTCGAGCGGATGATTCTAATCCGTGCAAAAGGTGGCTACAAAATCAATCGTTAACCATGTCAGACTTCTGCCGGCATATGTCAGGCAGGTGTCAGACAGACAATTGTAAACTATTCGGATAGGATAAGTTTATAGGAGGAACACATGGCAAGGATGACCAAACAAATGGCGAACCTGTTACTGGATCAGATGTCCAAGGTCTTGGACTTCAGTTCCCAGTTACACCCTGAGAATACCAAACGACAACAAAAACACATTGAAGGGAGGGTGAAACGACATCTAGAAGTCCTGGCAGAGTATATGGCGGTTTTACATGACGATGAACCCAAAGATAAGGAGTAGCAAGGATGCCACTGGTATTAGAAAGAAAAGTGAATGAATCGGTAATGATCTGGGATGAGAGTGATCCTAACCAAATTCTGGTAGTCACCCTTAAAAGAGCAGTGGATGGATCCTATCAAATGGTTTTTGAAGGACCAAGGAACTTTAAAATCTTTCGCAAGGAAATGTTAAATGACAGCTTTGAAGACAAAAAATAATATGGAAAAGCCTACTGTTTCAGTAGCTATCAAAACGGATGCAGTCCTTATTCAGGGTGATCTATCTACCCTGAGTGAAGATCAAAGGTCAGCCTATTACCTTAGGGTATGTGAAAGTTTGGGCTTGAACCCACACACCCAACCCTTTGAGTTCATCCCACTGGGCGGAAAGTTAAAGTTATACGCAACTAGGGCATGCAGTGATCAGCTTAGGAAACTTCATGGGGTTAGCATCCAGATCCTATCTAGGGAACTAGTTGAAGACATCTACACAGTGACAGCCAGGGCAGAAGACATGACAGGGCGAACCGATGAATCCTGTGGGGTAGTCAGTTTAAAGGGTTTGATGGGTGAAGCTAGATCCAACAAACTTATGTGTGCTGAGACTAAAGCTAAGCGCAGGGTCACTTTATCTATCTGCGGACTTGGTTGGTTAGATGAAACGGAAGTGGAATCCCAGATTCAAGCTCAACCTATTAGGCCTGTTGTCGCAACTCTGGCAGCACCAGTGGTAGTTGATGAGCATAAGCCCATGGAAACTTTCCAAGAGGCATGCCTAGCAGTTGAACATGCTTTTCCTGGCACCATGCAGGGGATGCTGAAATACTACAAAGTTTCCTCTGTGGATCAGTTGGTTGAAGCTCAACGGATTGATGCTGAAAAGCTGATAGCCAAAAAGATGGGAGGGGCTAAATAATGAGCTTATTTGATTTATCCTCTTCTGCAGCAATCATGAAATTCTGGATGGAAACAGAAGCCAAGACGGATGATGCAGGAGAGTTGACAGGTGAAATCGATACCACCATTGATGATCTATTAAAAGAACTTGAAGGCAGCATTGAAGCCAAGATTGAAAACTATTGCTGGCTAATTAGGGAGCTTGAAGGCAGGGCATTAGTAAGGCAAGCTGAAGCCAAAAGGATTAGGAACCTAGCCCTGACCAATGAAAACATGGTTAAGAGTCTGAAGGAAAGATTAAAGTTTTTCTTTGAAACTCAATCCATTCAAAAGCTTGAATGCAAAACCTTTAAGGTAAGCATTGCCAATAATGGTGGGGTCCAACCATTGCAGGTTGATGTGCCAGCAGATCAGTTACCAACACAGTTCCAAAAGATAACCATTGAAGCGGATAATTCCAGCATTAGGAAAGCTTTGGAAATGGGTACGGAAATTGAAGGTGTGAAATTACTACCGCGCGGAACTTCTTTAAGAATTAAATAGGAGAATGATTAATGGATTTTATGAATGAACAACAGGATTTGAAACCAAAATCAAAGTATGCCAAAGCTGTTGATCTTGCAGATGGCAAATACTCAGGAAAGATTTCCTTTGCTGGTTTTGTAAAAGTTACCATCAAGGAGACTGGTGAGGAAAAACAGACCTACCAAATTAAGGTGATGCTTGCAGGAGTTGAAACTCAGATCACTTATTGGTTGAAGACTGATGCAGACTTTAGAAGGTTATTAACCAGCTTGGGCAGGATTGGCTTTGATGTTGAAGCATGGGGGCCAAAGTTTAATAAGCCTTATGAAAATGAACTAATTAAGGCTGGCGAAACTCTGACCAATCACATCCTGAGTTTCCACAAAAGCACCACATCTAATCGTTACCCATCTATTGGATTGGATGAGCTATCAGAATCAAATGCAGATCTCCAGGCTGAACTGGATCAACTGCCATTCTAGACCATCCATTAGGGGTGGCAGGGTTATCATTGCCCCTGAGATACCTTGATGGGGCTGCTGTCACCCACCCAACAGCAGCAATCGTATTCATGAGCTTATCAGGCTGGTTATGCCATATGAGATATTGGCTTAGTAACACACCTGACTTGTTGTCAGACTAGCCAGCCTGATATTTAAAAACACACACAATTCTAATAAGGCTATCATGACCACCCAATTCATCCCACATCTACCACCAGATGAACATGAAAACATTTCAGCATTCTTTGAACGCTGCTATGACCTAGTCAGGGAAAGGGCCAGCGATTATGAACCCCCTGCTATTAGCCTGGGGAAGATTGCACTGCACTGGCAGACCTACACCGACTGCAAAACCACTCCCTATGATGTTGCCATCATGATGGCACTGTTAAAAATCGCGCGACTTTCTAAAGGGCATCATCAGGATTCATTGGAAGATGCAGCAGCTTATCTGGCGATAGCCAACAGTTTAAAGGAGTAATCCCATTGCACTGGGCCATCTCATCCTACCCGGGAGTGAGACACGGCTGGTTAAACTTTGCAATGGGGTTTTTATAACAGGGTGGGGGAATTACCCCACCTATAACTAAAGAGAGAAAAATGCAATTCCTAGTACCTAAAAACTGGTCCAACTTTCAACACTACAAGGATCGTAATCCAACATGGATTAAACTTCATAGGAGTTGCCTAAATGATCCATCTTTTCTGCGCTTAGATGTTTACGGCAGGTCATTGTGTCCAATGCTGTGGCTATTAGCCTCTAGTTACAATGAAGGCTTTATCCCATATGTACCAGAAGATATCGCATTCATGCTGCGGATCCCAGATGATGATTGCATTAAAGGTATAAAAGGACTGCTTGAAAGAGGATTGTTTACGCTGGCAGAAATTGAGGAAGATAGACCTGAAAAAATTAGCAGTAAAGAGCTAAGGGAAAAATCTGGATATGGGCCAAGATATGTTCCTAAATCCACTAGGGAAGAAATCATGTTGCGAGATGTTAACTGCGTTTTATGTGGGGCCAGTGAAAATTTAGAAATTGACCACATCACCCCAGTGTCCAAAGGTGGAACTGCTGAGCATGATAACCTGCAAGTCCTTTGCAGATCATGCAATAGGAGCAAAAGAACACAAACGGTGGAGCAGAGTGTAGCAGAGTGCTACGCAGATTCAGATATGCGGAGCCTAGAGGAGAGTAGAGGAGAGAAGAGGAGAGGAGAGAAAGAGATAGAGGTAGAGATAGAAGAGAGAAGAGGAAAGGCAGACACCTGCTCTGAGCTGGTTCCCATCTCTGAGCTAACCAGCCCAGAACTTTACCAACCTGAAATGATCTTTCCATGTGTAGGAAATCCCAAGACATGGTCACTAACTCAAAAGCTCTTTGATCAGATCCAAGAAGCCTATCCAGATGCCCCTATTTTGGATTGGATTAAAAAAGCCAAGCTTTGGACAGAGACTAATACATCTAAGCGAAAAACGGCAAAGGGAATGCCATCATTCCTGTCCAGATGGATGGCAACCCAAACAGATAGGCCAGCCCAACCAAGAAGCTTCCAAACCAACGGCAAACCCAAACCCAGTCTGCAGGAAGCTATGTCAGCAATGCCCAGGGGATTTCAATTGCCACAGAGGAACCGTCCATGAATATCACTATCGATGCAAACGCAGCGTATTTCGATTGGCCCGACTGGATTCAGTTTCATTCCACCTTCTACGGCTGGGATCAGGAACGAGAACTCAAAATGCTTTTAGCATGGTCGACCTACTTTGCAAGTGAGGGATATGGGCCTGAGGAACTGCTTGCAGCTTCCAAAGATTTGACTGGGGTCAAAATATTTAAAAGGGAGGAAACCATTCACGAATTGGAAAAGGCTTTAAGGATCCGCAGGGAGAATTATCGCAGAACTATAAAACCTGAGGTTTCCGATTGCTCGATGTGCAGGGGCACTGGTTTAGTTTTAGTGCCCTTCTTAAGCCATGTGAAGAATGGGATCTGGTCAAGTAAATCTAAATGCTGGGTGAGCTGCATCTGCATCAACTCTCTGCCATTCAAGACCACCGCATCAGGTGAGGGCAAGAAGTCTGTCATGACCTTGGAAATCTATGAACTGAGGAATCCAGACTGGATGCGACACATGGCGCAGGCTGAAGAGAGCGAACGCAACCTAGCTAAAACCCTTAACGAACTAAACCCCAATGGCAACAAACCCTTGGACGATATTCTAGACCGGATAGCCAAAAGGTTTGCCAAGAATCCAGAGGATGTACCCCCACCCAAAATGATCGTGGACGCATCGGTCAGAACTTACGGCTGAGATCTGATAGGGATGGATCCCGCAACCGGAAAAGGAATCCATGCTAATTGAGTTTGGCCCACACACAACAAATTTACTTTGGCGAATTGGTGAAGCAAAATCACTTTGGTTCAAGAAAAATAACTGGCCTATTCATATTCAAAGGATGGCTAAGTTTAACATCAGTGAAGAGCAAGCCAGAACTTATAACCAGTTCTGCGGTCTGTGTGGTGAAGCAGCTTTGTGGGAATGGCTATATGGTGATCTCTCAGAGTTTTGGCAGCAGCAGGCATACCTGCATGAATCGCAATCTCTGACGGATGGTGGCACAGATATGCCAGGACTGGATGTTAAGACCCGTGATCTAATAACAGACCAAATCCCCTGGCTAATTATCACCCCACACAAATTAGATACCAAAGTTCGATATGTGCTTTGTGTGGTTCAAAGTGAACACCCAAGCAAACCTGAGACTATATCCGTTGAGATCATAGGCAGCATTCATGGTGAAGTTGTAGACAGACTGAAAGAACACTGGTGGCATGAAGGGCTGCACCGGATTACGATAGAGCAAGAGTATTTAACCCCACCCGAAACACTTAAATGGTAGGAGAATAGTTATCACTGAAGGCACTTGCAGGCGATGTTTAAGGATTAGGATGCTTAGGTATGGTGTGTGTTCTTACTGCGGGTCAGAAGCCAGAACAACTACACAAATGATGATCCTATTAGGCAAACAGAAAACCATGATTGCACAGCTACGACATGAAAGAAGACTGCTAAAGTTTCAGCTAAAGACAGCCAAGGCTAAGCTGGCAAGGGCTAAATCCAGTCCTTAAGATTTTGTATCTAAAGGATTATCGGCAAAAATGGGGGCATGAGGCTAGAGCTTCCTATACCACCGAGCGCAAATCACATCTTTCGGGCATCCCGCAGGGGTCAGGTTTACCGATCCAAGAAATATACAGACTGGCACAAAGCTGCTGAGTTGATGGCCTATGCAACTAAGAAGGGCAAGGTAATTAATCCACCCTATGCAATTACCATGGTCATCATTGGTGGGTCAGGCTGGCGCAAGGATCGCGATCTAGATAACTGCTGGAAACCAGTGCTGGACCTACTGCAGCATATAGG